TTCTTCAGGTGTCTGATTATACCAGTCCATTAATTCTGCTACAGTAAGCAAATCACTGATAAATGGTCCTAAATTAGCTGTAATAGGATTTTTTCCATAATATGATTTAAAGACCGTCTCCTCATACCTTTCTTCACCCAGCTTTTCCTTGTCAGCTGTCATATAATTCCACAATTTAGAGGCTTCTTCTATAATAGGATTATCGATTAAGCCTGAACTACTAGGTCTTCTTCCAGTACCAAAATCTTTATCATCTTCTTCTCGGCCAAATACATGTCCTACAGTTGAGAACAATCCTCCTGGATCCATATCTGTAAATAATGCAAATA